TGCCACCCCACGGCCACGCCGCTTGCATTGGTGGCCTTGCTGTATGAGTAGCCACCAAAACTCTCGCTGGTATACGGCCCCGGAGTCCCGTTTTTCTCATTCCAGACGGTGATTTCATCCGCTAGGGAAATTACCGATTTGGGCACTGACAGCGCCCAAACAGCGCCGTCAAAGGTTTCGTCGGTCATGTCCTGTTCTGGGTATTGGTGGAGGCCGTCATTAAAGACAGACCCCATCACCCTGAAATACTGCCCTGTTTGCAGGAAGGGCAGCGTAATGCTGCCGTCCTGCACTGTGAACTCCCCGGAGTGAATGCCGTCAGGCACCAAAAACCAGTTGTTCAGGTGTCGCAAAACTTGTTCCAGCATCACGCCGCCCTCCTTTTATGCTTCTGTGGTTGTCACGGTAATCTGAATGGTACTGTCGTCGCTGAGCGTACAGGTGCCGCCGGTCACTGCGCCGCCCGTTGTGGTCAGTGCAATGGCCTTAACAGATTTTCCGTCGGCACCAGCAGCGCCCGCCGCTCCGGTGTCTCCCTTGTCGCCCTTTGCGCCGGCGGTGCCAGTATCGCCTTTCGGACCCCGAGGTCCCGTTTCACCGGGGTCTCCTTTTTCTCCCTGGGGCCCCTGCGCTCCGGTTTCCCCTTTGGGGCCCTGCGGTCCGACCTGCTCATTCTGCACGCCAGATTCCAACTTGTTGAGCTTTTCGGCGGTAATCAGATCGCCGTCGCTCCATGTAGTGGGTGTGTACGCCATTATTTCACCTGCTTTCTGCCTACTCTTGCCTTACCGGCTACCCCCGACCCGACGAGGCCGGTTTCGGACGGGGGCGTTATTCCCCCGCTGAAACGGTGATTTTGGCAATACCGTCCAGATACTCGGCCCACAGCTTCATGCCCATAATGGCGTAGGTCTCGCCCACGGCGGTGGAGTAGTTGCCCTGGGCGTGGAAGCCAATCAGGTTGGTCTCGCCCTGTACCGTATAATTCAGACCAAGCCGGGCAAACTCGCTGTCGCCAGGGTCGGCATAATACAGGTCGATATTCTCCACAGGGGTGGCGATCACAGTGTTCCGCGCAATGGCTGCATTGCCGGAAACAGTAGCAGGAAGCAGGAACAGAGTGGAATACCCCATAAAGTCCTTGACATAGTTGATGCCGAACTGGGTCTGGACAGTAATGTCCGCCGTGCCCAGGTAGTCATAGGCGTCCAGGATGTTGGCAAATCCAACAACAGATGTGACATCCTTCGCCATAACCGCAAACTTGTTCAGAACCTCGCCCTGGGCCTTTGCAAGGGCGGCCTGCCAGGTGGTTGCGGTGCCGGTGAGAGAACCGGTGTTCAGGAAGGTGTAGAAGTCCCCCAACACCACGTTCTGGAGCTTAGTGAGAAAAGCGTCGTCGCTCTTTTCCACGGCGATCTCCGCGCCATACTTGTCCACGTCCTCGATGGGAACGGCCTTGGCATACTTCTTGATGGTCAGGTCTGCCTTGGTGGCCTGTGTGATGGTCGCCTTGCTGTACGGGATGACCTCGCCAGCGCCCACGTCGCCGTCCTCCAGGGTTACGTCAGCGGTATAAGAGATCAGCTGCGTGCCGGGGGTCTTGCGGATAGGACGCATGATGCCCAGGATGGTGCGCAGCGCTTCCCAGTTATCATTGAATCGGGTGACAAAATCCACCTCGCGGGCCGTCACGCTGGTATAAGTGTTGGGCAGAGAGTCCCTCGGATTGGTAAGGCTTTCAACTTTCGTAGCAGCCATTTAATTCAGTCCTTTCATGTAATTTGGTTTTCCATAAGCGCCTTCTGGCGCTCCGCGGCAGACATGACATACCGGCCATGGTCATCCTTTTTGTAGATGTCAGCCTTCGTCATGCCGTTCCCGCCGGTGCTGGCCGGAGGTGTGGCAGTTTGTGCGCCCTGGATGGAGGTGGTGCCGATAAAATCCGCCCACTCGCTCTTTATACTCTCCGTGAGCTTATCTGCGTCCTTGATTGTGCCCTTTTCGTCCAGCTCCACACTGTCCACATCGGACACCCGGAGCACGGCGTCAAGCCGCTTCTCGCTCACTCCAGCCTGTTTCAGAAGCTCCCGGTACGCCTTTTCCTTGGCGCTGCGGGCCTCCTTCTTGGTCTGTTCGCTCTTGTAGCCCTCAAATTCTTCTTTCAGGGCCTCGTACTTGACCTTATAGCTGTCCTTCTTTCCAGCCTCAAGGTCGGCCTGCGCCTTCTCCAACTGCTTCTGGATACCGGGCAGGGTTTCCGCATCGGCCTTGTATTTCGCCACGTCGGCTTTCAGGCCGTCCACGGTTTCGGTGTGCATGTTGATGATCTCGTCGATCTTCTCGTCCTCAATGCCCATAGCTTTGAGGGCTCGTCTGGTCAGTGCCATAATCAGTCTCCTTTTCTTCGGCCCCGTTCCCTTGGGGGCGACTGTGATATAAAAACCGCTGTCCTTTGCGGTGTTTACCAAAAGAAAAAGCGCGGGCAACCAACTACGATTTGTAGTCAGTCACCCACGCTCGGGCCTTCCGCCTCAACGCTTAGAGGCGGGAGCAATATTCTGTTTCAGCTCTTCCCGCTTGACATGTATAATTTTAACACCATCTTTCACGGGAATCAACTCTATTCTGTCCCCTTTTGCGAGAACGGCCTCAATGGCTTTGATTTGCCTTTCATCCATTTTTTATCTCATCCTCTATGATGTTCCTGTAAGTTTGCGCATGGTCGGCCACCGCTGGTTTGAGAAAAGGCTGTGCTGGATTTCCAGCCGTCCAGTGCCAGTTGCCTTCGTCGTCCTGATACACCCACGGCGTGGGCCGTCCTCCTTCTGTATATCTGCCGGTGCCCAGCTCCACATAGGGAGCGTACTCCACGTTGCTTCCGATGTAAACGGCGCTTTCACCCTCGTCTACTTGATGGGTGATGCTGTTACGGAGATTGCCAGTGTCAACAGGAGTCAGGCCTTTAGCATACCCTTCCGCTTGTTCGCCGCACCGCTCTAGTGCCCGCACAACGGCGTCATGCATGGCCTCCAGCACTTCGGCGCTGTAATCTTTGAACACCACACCGCCCAAATCAGGCACGGCTTTTCACCCACCTTTCCCACTGCTCGTATGTCATTTCCTCCACCACCACGTTTCGGCCCGTCTTAGGGTCACGCACACGCATCTTGCGTGGCTCTGCTTCGATACCGGGCGCTTCTACCGTCCGCAGAGTGCAACGGCAGTTATAGACATTTGCAGGCTTGGCCCGTGGGTCTCCCGGATATCGTATCTTCCCCAGTTCGGAAGTAAACGGCTCGTCCCATTCCACCGTCTGCCCGTCCAGCTTCTGGTGGCTATGCCGTGTACGTCCGTCCTTTGTGGCAACCCAGCGTTTTCTAACCTTGATTCCCATATCAGAAGCAGTTTTATAGCTATCCATACGTCCGGCGTTCTGCGCCCCTGTGACAGCTGTTCTAGCCGCTCTCACAGCGCTGGCGCGGTTCATCTCGCTCACCCTGGCTTGCAGGTCGGTGGCGATCTTGCCCACGCTCTTGCCCTGTAAAAGCCCGCTGGTGACGCTCTTTGTAATCTGCTTCTTGCCCCACTTGAGGTCAATGCTTCGCTTGAGAGCCCTTTTCTTCGGGTAGTAGGGCATCAGGTCAGGCTCTTCCACGATAAGCCGCTTTACAGTGGCTTCGTCCCATAGGGTAAACCCCACGTTCCCGGCCACCTGCTCGATGGTGTAAGCGGCATAGTTGCGGTTGAGTGAGTAGATGCCCGGCGTGGCGTCATTCACATAGGCAATGGCTACCTCGTTGGCCTTTGTGTACCTCTCTGCCACCTTTACGGCCAAATCGCCAAAACGTTCTCCTCGCCCTATTTGGTTCAGCCGCCACAATTCATAGTCATGCTCTGTCCAGACCTTCCCATTTATCTCCGTCCCGATCAGCTTCCGCATTTCCTCGTCCCGCACAACAAAGCGGTTAAAATAGTCGATTACGGTCTTTTCCAGGTCATCCCACGCCTCACGGTAAACGCGGGAAATTCGGCGTTCCAGCCTTTCCAGTTCTTCATCCGTCCACTGGTGCGCCCTGTCCGGCTTCGGCATCCTCCGTCACCTCGGTTTCCTCCTGCGGCGGGAAGTCTGGTTCTGTCTCTACCCGCTCCATTTCCTCGGCTGCTTTGCGTTCCATAAGTGCATCGAATTGGTCAGCGTCGCCGTTGATGGTCAGCAGCTTCTTGGTGATGTACTCGTCGTCGTAATACTCAGCGCCCATAAGAATGGTCTGCGTCTCTTCCGCTCGGTTGATTATGCGGTTGCGCGTATAGCTTGGCGAATCGTTAATGCCTGCCAATTCCAAAATGCCTAGAATGAACTCCGTAACGCTTGCCTCAAAGTCATCCGCCTTCAAATCAAGCGGCGTGTAGCTTGCCGCAATGGCAGTGGCCGTCTGATTGCCCGCCGACACCGCCGAACTATCGAAGGCCTGGAAATCCTCGTACAGCTTGCGTTTAAGCATATCAATGGTTACGTTTGTGCCATTAAATGGGGCCTCAATGGTGTGCGGCTCCGCTGTCGCCCCCTCGTCTCCATCTGCCCCAGCGTGAACTATATGCGCCGTGCGTACCTTGTCCAGGAACTTCGCATCGTCCAAATCATCCATGCCGCCGCAGTTGGTCAGCACCCAATAGATCAAATTCCCCTCGTCCACATTGTTGACCATGTTGGATGTACAAAGGTCAAGGGCGTCCAGCGTGTTCCGCTTTCCCGTCAGCTCCGATAACCCATCATCGCCGTTTTTCAGCGGCACGATAGGAAAGGACGGATAGTTCTGCCCGTCGTAAATTTCTGTCCCGTCAGCTTCGGACGTGCGCAGGCGCAAGATATACGGCCGTTTTTCTTTCAGTACCGCTATGTCCTCGCCTTTTCGCCGGATATAGTCCGTGTATCCGTCCACCTCGTACAGAGTGGCCCGCAGCGGCTTGTCATCAGATACCTGCCAGAAGCGGATACCGGCCATCAATGCGCCGTTTTCCTCGTCATATAACGGGACAAACTCCCGCAGTTTGAACACATCCACATGGTCCAAGTTCCAGAACCCAAAGGACACGCCGGCAATCAGGGCGTATTTCCCAGCCTTGACCATTTCCAGGTCGAACTTCTTCCCCAGCTTGTCCTTTGTGGCCTCGTTCTGGAAGGTCACGCCGTTGCCCAGCAGGTAGGATACCTCCTGCCGCACGTAAAAGCCGAAGAAGGAGGATGCGATCTTGTGATTGGCCGTATACATATCCATGTGGGCGCGCCCTTGCATGTCATATATGATTTTCTCATAGCGGTTGATAGTCGGATTCTCGCCCTTAAAGTACAGTTCTGCGTCAGCTGCCATTTGATATGCCTTGCTGCCTTCGTGCTCATTGATCGCCCGCCAGATAAAATCCATTCTGGCTTTTTCATCCTCACCCACAGCAAGCAAATCCTGATATGTAAGCAAAAAATCACCTCCCCCACAGCGGGATATGTTGCGGCTGGCTTGCCTTACGTACCTTGTGCCGCAGAATCGTCATTACAAAATAGCGAATATCGTCCATGGCGTGGTCGTTCTCCTTGATTGGCTTGTCCTCCGTGGATTTATCGTCCCAGCGGTATAGCCCAAACTCACGGATACCGTCCTTGCAGGAGCGGTGAACTTTGATCGTCCCGTCCTGAATGTAGCGGCTGGTGGTGACGATGCCGGGAACCACATCATTGACCGCTTTTTGTACCCGGAACCGCCGATGCCGTCTGATGACCTCGATAAACGAAGCTGCCGATGGGTCAACTACTACGGATCGCACCGGCAAATCCCCAGCCAGCTTCTCCAATTCCGTGTAGTATTCTTCATCTGTCTTGCTGATCTGCTCCGTCCGCCCGGAATAGTAATACTCCCGGATTCTGGTGGCGTTTTTGCCGTCCCAGCACCACAGCCCGGCGGAAAACGGGTTCAATGTGCCATAATCGCAGGAGATATAGTATTCTCCATTCTCCGGAACCTCGTCCACGATGTTGCTCTCGCCAAACATGGGGTAGATTAGTCCCTCGGCCAGCGCCCACCGTCCCAAAATATAACGGTCGTAAAAAACCGTTCCTCGATACTCCCGCTTTAGGTTCTCCACAAAAGCCTCTGGGAGAAACGGATTATCATCAATTGTGTACGTCTGGCTAAAAATATCCGCTTTGCTGTCCAGAAACACTTTCAGCCAGTGATTCGGCCCCTGTGGATTGTACGTACCGTCAAAGCATGAATACGCTTTATCCAGGCGGCTTTTCAGCAGTTCAAAGACTTCCTGGCTCCAATCTGCCACCTCGTCGCCGTAGCAGTATTTGATGGACGCGCCGCGGATTTTCGAGACCTGGGAAACCTTTTCAGCTCCAAGGCAGTAGCACTTTTCCCCAAATATCCACGCCGTATTGTCGCTGGAGATCGTGCCAACAAGAGCATCACCATAGATCGTTCGCATAGGCTCAAGCACATTCCGCTCAATGGTGGACTTGGTGACTCCAAGGATGACCGTCAGCCCATCCTTCCCGACGCGCTCCCGGATGCGGATTGGGATAATCCACCGAAAATCAAGGTATGTTTTCCCCGAACGAGTAGCCCCTCCCTTAAAGTTCCAGCGGTGATGCCCCTTTCGGACAAATTCAGTTTGTTTCAGACTTAACAGCATCCCTGAACTCCTTCAAC